GCTGTAATTGGTATGGGCTGTGTTAAAAATGTTTTTTCACAATCAGAAGGTATTAAAATAGAATATGTAGATCCAGCCCATTTAGTTTATTCGCACAGTGAATCTCCATATTTTGATGATTTATATTATATAGGTGAAATAAAATCTGTTAATATAAATGATTTAAAGAAAGACTTCCCTGATTTAACTAATGAAGATATTGATGTATTAACTAAAAATGGTAGCAATAAATTTAATACAAATAGATATACTCAACAATATGATAAGAAAGATAATAACTTTGTAGAAGTTTTATATTTCAATTATAAATCATATATGAATGAAGTATATAAGGTAAAAGAAACCGCTACTGGCGCTGAAAAAATTATTAAAAAATCAGACGCTTTTAATCCCCCAACAACTAAAGGATTAAAATTTGAAAGAATTGCAAGAAATATAGAAGTTCTTTATGAAGGTGTATACATACCCGGCGCTAAAAAACTTTTAAAATGGAATCTTTGTGAAAATATGTTGCGAGAAAAAAGCGATGCTAATAAAGTTAAATTAAATTATTCATTGGTTGCACCTAGATTATATAATGGCAAAGTTGAATCATTAGTAAGCAGAATAACAGGATTTGCCGATATGATACAATTAACCCATTTAAAAATACAGCAAATATTAGCAAGAATGGTTCCGGATGGTGTTTATGTTGATGCAGATGGTTTAGCTGAAGTTGACTTAGGCAATGGAACAAATTATAATCCACAAGAAGCTTTAAATATGTTCTTCCAAACTGGTAGTATTATTGGTAGATCTTTTACTTCTGATGGAGATATGAATCCCGGCAAAATACCAATACAAGAAATAAATAATAGTGCAGGTACTGGTAAATTAGCAGCATTAATAAGTACATATAACTATTACATGCAAATGATTAGAGATGCTACAGGTTTAAACGAAGCAAGAGATGCAAGTACTCCAGATAAGCATGCTTTAGTTGGTATTCAAAAATTAGCTGCTGCAAATAGCAATACAGCAACGAGACATATATTACAAAGTGGTTTATTTTTAACAGCTGAAACTGCAGAAAAAGTAGCATTAAGAATATCTGATGTATTAGAATATTCGCCGACTGCAAATGCTTTTATACAAAGCATAGGTGCACATAATGTTGCGACACTAGCGGAGTTAAAAGAATTACATTTACATGACTTTGGAATATTTATTGAATTAGAGCCAGATGAAGAAGAAAAACAAACATTAGAAAATAACATTCAAGTAGCAATAGGCCAAAATAATATTGAATTAGAAGATGCTATTGATATTAGAATGATTAAAAATGTTAAGCTTGCTAATCAATTATTAAAGTTAAGAAGAAAAAGAAAATCACAGAGAGATCAAAAAATATCTCAGCAAAATATACAGGCTCAAGCTCAAGCTAATGCACAAGCACAGCAAGTTGCAGCACAGGCTGAAGTTCAAAAACAACAAGCATTAACTCAAAGTAAAATTCAATTAGAAAGCGCTAAAAGCCAAATGGAAATGAATAAATTAATGGCAGAGGCTAATTTGAAAAAAGAATTAATGAGATTAGAGTTTGAAATGAACATGCAACTGCAGGGTGTAAAAGCAAATAAAGAATCTGAAAAAATTAAAGAAAAAGAAGATCGTAAAGATGAGAGAACTAAAATACAGGCTTCTCAACAAAGCGAACTTATTAACCAACGTAAAAATAATTTACCTCCTAAAAAATTTGAATCTGGTGGTAATGACATTTTAGGCGGTGGTTTTAGCTTAGGAACATTTGATCCTAAGTAATATATAAATTGTATAATCATATAATATTTTATTATGGCAGAAGAAATTAAAGCAAAAGTATTAGACTCTGAAGAAAAGTCGATACAAGAAAAAGAACAAGAAATGCAAAAAAATACCGGATTTGATGAAGAGTCTGGTATGTATAAAGTAGATTTATCACAACCTCCAAAACAAGAAGAAGATGCCGTTCAAGAACAAGAAACAGAAGATGGCGTGCTACGCGGAAGCAGCGAGAATGAAGAAACTGGGCAAGAAGCCGAAGTGGGATTGCAAGAAATACGCGATGAAGAAGAAGTAATTGAAGAGCCGGCAGAAGAAACGGTATTAGAAGAAATTACAGATGAAGAAGATACAGTTGACAATACAGGAGTGGAAACAAGCACTGAAGTTGCCGACTCCACACCGCAACAAGAAGAAGTATTACCGGAAGTTAAAGCACAAGAACCAATAGACTATCCAGAAAACATTACAGACTTAGTAAAGTTTATGAATGAAACTGGTGGTACATTAGAAGATTATGTTGCATTAAATAAAGACTACGAAAAATTTGAACAAATGGATTTGTTACATGAATATTATACTCAGGCAAAACCACATTTATCAGTAGATGAAATTGCGTTTTTAATTGATGATAAATTTTCATATGACGAAGAAGTTGATGATGCAAAAGATATTAAAAGAAAAAAATTAGCATTTAAAGAAGAAGTTGCACAGGCAAAATATCATCTTGAAAATCAAAAAGCTAATTATTATAAAGAAATTAAAGCTGGTAACAGATTAACTCCTGAAGCTAAAGAAGCATTAGACTTTTTTAATAGATACAATGAGGAATCTGAACAGCAACAAAAAATAACACAATCTCAAAGAGATGTGTTTAACAGTAAAACCAATTCGCTTTTTAACGATAAATTCAAAGGTTTTGAATATAATGTCGGAGATAAGAGATTTAGGTTTAATGTGAAAAATGTAAATAAGGTTAGAGAAACCCAAAGCGACATCAATAATTTTACTAAGAAGTTCTTAGATAAAGAAAATAAGATGGCTGACGCTCCTGGTTATCATAAAGCTTTATTTACCGCGATGAATTCTGACGCAATAGCTCAACATTTTTATGAGCAAGGCAAAGCAGATGCTATTAAAGAATCTGTTAAGTCTGCGAAAAACATCAATATGGACCCACGATCAGGGCATCAAGAGGTAGAAGTTGGTGGTATAAAAGCTAGAGTTTTAGGGGAAGATTCATCTGCAATTAAACTAAAATTAAAAAACTATTAAAACTTTTGAAAAATGGCAAATGACAATTCTTTTGCTGGCCCTTTGGTCGGCAGTATAGTTACTCCAGCGGCTCAAAAAATGACGCTTTCAAGTAACTATTTAAATTTTCATGGTTCAGGTGGAGCAAACTGGTCACAGCAATATTTACCTGAATTATATGCTCAAGAAGTTGAAAGATATGGAAACAGAACTGTATCTTCATTTTTGAGAATGGTAGGTGCTGAAATGCCTATGGCTTCTGATCAAGTTATTTGGTCTGAGCAAGGTAGATTACACCTAGCGTATAACGCACAGATTAATCCTGTAACTGGTGTTATTGATACTATTACTGGTGTTGATTCTGGTGCAACTGAAACTCACTCAATTAGAGTTGGAGCCACTGTTGTAGCAGTAGTTAATAGCGTAGTATTTAAAGCATTAGTAACAGCTGTTACAGCAGATCACGCGGGATTAACTATCAGACCTTATACTGCAGAGCATGTAAATGACTTAGCTGGTATCGAAGATACTAATGACCAAGTTATTAAATTCTTTGTTTATGGTTCTGAATTTGCAAAAGGTACTGACAGCATGGCTGAATCTGTAGAGCCTAACTTCAAATCATTTACTAATAGACCAATGATTATCAAAGATCACTTTGAAATTTCTGGTTCTGATACAGCTCAAATTGGTTGGGTTGAAGTAAGTGGAGAAGCTGGACAAGCAGGTTACTTATGGTATCTAAAAGCAGAAGGTGATACAAGAGTAAGATTCGAAGATTACCTAGAAATGACAATGATTGAAGCAGAAAAAGCTAGTGGTTCTAACGTATTCTCTTCTGTAACTAATGCTCCTGAAGGATCTGAAGGTCTTTTATCAGCAATTGGTTCAAGAGGTATTGTTGCTACTAACCAATTCAACGCTTCACCTGAATTATCTGAGTTTGATGATTTATTAAAAGAATTAGACAAGCAAGGTGCTATTGAAGAAAATATGTTATTCTTAAATAGAGATGCTAATCTAGTTATTGATGATTTACTTGCAGGATTAAACCCTCACGTTGCTGGTGGTGTTAATTATGGAGTATTTGAAAACTCAGCTGACATGGCACTTAATTTAGGCTTTACTGGATTTAGAAGAGGTTCTTATGATTTCTATAAAACTGATTGGAAATACTTAAATGATAGTACTACAAGAGGTCACATAGGTGGATTAAAAGGACTTTTAGTACCAGCTGGTACATCTTCAGTGTATGACCAAATGTTAGGTAAAAATGTTAGAAGACCTTTCTTACACGTAAGATATAGAGCTTCTGAAGTAGATGATAGAAGAATGAAGTCTTGGATTACTGGATCAGTTGGCGGAGCTACTGCATCAGGTATTGATAAGATGGAAGTACACTATCTTTCTGAAAGATGTTTAGTAGTACAAGCTGCTAATAACTTTATCAGATTTGACTCTTAATACTTAATTTAAAAGGAATGGGTGCTTCGGCACCCTGCCCTTTTATTTTTAATTTATATTATATTATATTATGGAAAAAACAAAAAAACAAAAACCTGTTGAACAAAAAGTTGAACAAGTTATAGAAAAACCAGTTGAGGTTAAAAAACAACAAAAAACAATATACAAAGATAAAGTGTATGAATTAACTTTAAATGATACACCTATTGTATATATATTAAAAAGCAGAGGAATTTATTGGTTTGATGAAGAAGTAGGCTATGAAAGAGAAATGAAATATTGTGAAAATCAAAGAACAGTATTTGTAGATGAAATGAAAGGTGTACAAAGATTAAGTCAAATTATTTTTAGAGATGGCCAATTATATGTTCCAAAAGAAAAGCAAACATTACAAAAATTTTTAGAATTACATCCTTGGAATGGTACTAAATTTACCGAATATAATGCTGTTCAAATTGCTGAAAACGATATGGACTATTTAGAAAAAGAAATTGAGGCATTAAATGTAGCACAAACTCTTGATATAGATAGAATGGAAGCTGTATTAAGAACAGAATTTGGAAATAAGGTATCTCAGATGAGTTCTAAGGAAATAAAAAGAGATACTTTACTATTTGCTAGGCAAAATCCTTATTTGTTCTTAGAATTAGCGTATGATGAAAATATAAATATTAGAAATATTGGAATTAAAGCTACTGAAAGGGGTATTATAAAACTTTCTAATGATCAAAGAACATTTATGTGGGGTTCAAATGATAGAAAACTTATGACAGTTCCATTTGATGAAAACCCATATTCTGCTTTAGCGGCATATTTTAAAACCGATGAAGGTATTGAAGTATTCCAAACAATTGAAAAGAAACTAAAGTAAACACAATGTAGGTAGAGGCCTGCTTTTGTGGGCCTTTAACCTATAATAATAATATAATGGCAGTAAACGTAAATACAGTATACCAAAGAGTATTAGCTATAACAAATAAAGAGCAGCGAGGTTATCTTACACCTCAGGAGTTTAATACTATTGCAAATCAAGCTCAGCTTGATATATTCGAGCAGTATTTTTATGATTTAAATCAATTTGACAGAGTACCTGGAAACCAAACAGATTATTCTGACATGCTAAATATATTAGAAGAAAAAATTAGTATATTTGAAAAAGTTCAAATATCAGTATCGGGTGGAACTACATTACCAGCTGATTTATACAGATTGGGCTCTGTATTAACAAATTGTCCAACTTGCCGAGAGGCAGAACATATAAGTCAAAAAGAATGGCTTTATATATTAAAATCACCTATTGCTCAACCATCAAATGAATTTCCTATTTATATAAGAGACAACGCCGGTATAAAAGTATATGGCGATGTTAATTCAAGTACAGGCGTAGCTACACAGATAACCAGTGGAGTATATATTAACTATGTTAAAATTCCAGCAACAGTTTCATGGGCTGCTAATAGTACAACAGGATTATATAATTCAGCTTCATCAACTAATTTTGAGTTACATGAATCAGAAGAAACAGAATTAGTAATTAAAATATTAGCATTAGCTGGAATAATATTAAAAGATAATTCTGTATATGCAATGGCTAGCGGAGAAGATACTAAAAACACAACACAAGAAAAAGCATAACAAATGGGATTTATAAATCAAACACAATATCAATATTATAATACAGGACAGAAGTTTACTGCTACAGCAAACCAAACTGAGTTCTTATTAACTCTTGATCCATTGCCTGCTAATAAAACTAAATTTATAGTTTATGTAAATAATGCAGAGGTAGATGATAATATATATAATTATAGCGCTACCGGAAGTAATGCTGGTAAAGTAATATTTACATTTGGTAATCAAAGAGCTGCTGGTGATATTGTAGAAATAGAATTAGTAAATCCAGTAATAGCAGGAAATTATAGACATATATCTTTAAGTGATATAGTTAATAATTTTATGATTTCATATGTTGGTAAAGATAAAATAATACCTAGAATTAAAAGAACAGATGTTTTATTTCATGCAAAAAGAGGTATACAAGAATTTAGTTATGATATAGCTAGAGTTGAAAAAATACAAGAAGTTGAAATTCCTAGCAGTTTATCAATACCTATGCCTCAAGATTATGTTGATTATGTACAAATATCAAGGATAGATGATTTGGGTGTAGAACATCCTTTATATCCAGCTAGGCATACATCAATTCCTTCTGAGTCTATAGGTCAAGCCGGTGATGGTTCATATTTATATGATGATGACGATAGTTTACTAACACAAACACCGGAAGCGCAAAGAAGATTTAAAGACGCAAATTTAAATAACGGCACAGATAATGATAATAATTTAAATAATATAGATTCTTTAAATGAAAGAATTACTGAATTTGGACAAAGATATGGTATTAATCCAGAATTAACGACTACAAACGGACATTTTATTATAGATGAAGTTGGTGGCATTATACATTTTAGTTCTGAAATGGTTAATAAAATAATAACAATAAAATATGTTTCTGATGGAATGGGTACTGACGCAGAAATGAAAGTACATAAGTTTGCCGAAGAGGCAATATATAAACATATTGTATACTCTGTTATGAGTACAAGAAAAAATGCACCAGAATATGTAATTCAAAGATATAAAAGAGATAGGTTTGCAGCAATGAGAAATGCTAAATTAAGATTATCTAATCTTAACCCGCGCGAACTTGCACAAGTAATGAGAAATAAATCAAAAAGAATTAAACACTAGAATATGCCAGAAATTAAAAATGCTTTTATCAAAGG